ACGGTTACGCTTTCGTAAAATCCTTCGCCCCCTTCTGTATCGTGAGAAGACCAAGCAGCAACATTTTGCTCAATTTGTCTTACATATACAGAAAGACCGCCATCACTTCGGACACACCATAAAGTATTCGCTGGCGATTGTTGATAAGCCATGTCTATAATACCACTCTCGCTTATGTGTCCTGAAAAAGCCGTAGCGTCTTTAGCCTCGAAATTATCTCTTTCTAATGTATAAGAGTATTCTCTTAATATTCGACTGTATTCTTGCCAATAATAAACATTAGCCCCTATTTGGAATGGCTTTACATTTGAGGCAGCACCGTAACTTGATTTTTTCTTAATTCTTCCTGTTGCTGGTGTGATAGCAATATCGTCACTTCCAGTTCCGAAACTATTAAGACCGCCAGACGTACCCGTTAATAATTCGGCAGAAGGGAAAAGCCACTCTATAACCTCGACTTGATTCGTGTCTGTTTGGATTGCTAAGCCTTCGTCAGCATTGCTGTCTTCTAATGAAAAAGTATTATAAGCTCCAATATGTGAACCCCATTCCGTTTGAGGTTGATGTGATGTATACCCAAGATATTTTCTATTTTCATGAATAGTGACAGCTTTCGGATAGCCTCGATAACCACTCCAAGCCGCTTCGTACCATTTAGTTGCAGGAGTAGTTGCTATATTTCCAGAATATAAAACCTCTGCAACAGCTACCGTTTTTAATCCCCCAGCTGAAACAGATATAATTTGAGCATAACCATTAGAGCTTGTTATTGTGCCAATGCCCCAAATTGAGCCTATATGAGTTTCATCAAATATGGCTACCGAAGCGGTAAGAACAACGGTTCCAACATTTGTTGACGCTCCGATTGTCGTTGTGGTTATATTCTGATCCATCAAAGCAGGACGAGCAGGCCAAGATGTATAATCAACGTAAGCAATAGTCCATGCCGTATCACCTGTTCGTGAGAGAACTGCCTCAGGATAATCTGGGTGTGTGATGTAAACAAGGTCGTTTTTATTTGCAAATTGCAATTCTCTTACCACACTTGAAGGGTAAGACGTTGCTATCTCATAAGGTGTAGACGGAGCACTTTCTATCTGCCCGCTATCTTTGTAAAAGCGCATATATAAATCGCCTATTTCGATAACGTATGCTTGAGTATCAGAAAAGACAAATTTTTCAACTACGGTTATATCGTCTGAATCTTTAACCTCGGCAACATAAACAGTTCCAGGGGCTTTTTTACCTCCACCGTATATTTCAGGCATTATGTTTCTGAGTAAACGAGCAGATTTATGATATTGCTCTAAATCAACCCTTCCAGCCAATTTAGGGTCTAATTCGCCAACAGTAAAACTATTTATTATTGGAGTAGCTTTCAAAATCTCCTTTAAAGGTTGCAATTTGGATAATACCAAGGGCTTGAGTTTCTGGCATTAAAAAAAAGATTTGACGTAGGAGCTATAATAGATTGCTCAAACCCATTAGAAGCCTTTGCCTGTCTCCATTTTGCAATAAATTCGTCCCATTTTGTTTTAATTAAATTTCTATCAGAAGTGAGAGAATAGACCAACTCAGCAGCCAATCGAGCTGCTAAAGCAGTTACAAAATCAGAATCATAGCTATTTGGGTCTTCATTGAAAAACATGTATTCCACATCTAAGGATTCTAAATTTGAATAAAGACGTCCATTCTTGATTCTATAAGTATACCCTGTAGAATCTCCGCTGGTTTTATTCATTTGCAGATAATCAGATGGTAAAGTAAATATGTAAGCATAATCATCATCAAGGACAGGAGTTTCTACAATCCGAGATAATGCAGTTTCTTTCTTAGCAAAGTTCCAAGGGTGAGCCCGTATCATATCTTTTAAAACTATAGGATAAATAACAGCGACTTTTCTTCCTACTACACTAGACTCAAGAGGTAGAGCAATAGTTTCAGCCCTTATGCTTATTAATGCGGTATTAACTATTTGTACTTGACTACTCACTATTACCTCCTTTTAGAAAGGGGAGAAAGCCGAAACTTTCCCCCCATAAATTTACGCACCTATTCCGACATAAGCTACAGCTATCTTAATAGTACCAGTCGCAGCGGTTCCGCCTGACGTGGTGATTATTAAAGTCTGCCCGTCCCCTGATAAAATCTCAAATCCCAAAGAAGCGGCAACGCCGTCATCTGTGAAATTCTTCTTATCAGCAGAAGTACAAGCAGCTGAAGTCATAAACTCGTTGTCATCTTCTTTTGTACCGAACTCTAAAGTGATATCGCCAGACAAAGCGTCATGGTCGATAATCCAGTCAACTATCCTAGCACCCACAGGAAGGTCAATACCACCTAACTCTATGATAGAAGCGTCTGCCAAAGATGAGGCTTCGTAACTATCATATACCCATTTGATATCTTGTCCCTGTACTTGAGGGTCAATAGTATTAACTGTTCCTGTTCTTTTTAGCGTTCTATTAACGCCATATACTGTTCCCATAATTTCCTCCAGTTTTCAATGAGGTTGTCCGAGTAGGGCCTCTTATAAAATGCTTTAATCAACTAGCCTAATGGCTCCTTAGCTTTATTCTGTAGCTTCAACTCTAACTACTCTCTTTTCTTCTAAACGTGTAGAACCATAAGATTGACCTGAGTAAATCTGAGCTGAGAAATGTTTTCCAGGTATAACATCGATAGAGTTTAACATATCAATCCATTGACCTAGAACCATACCGTCACGGTGATAAGCAGCACAATATCTAGTGGTGCTTGAAAGAGTCAACCTTTCAGTTTGAACGAAATTAAATCCGCAAACTGTTCCTGGTTTACCTGAAACCAATGCTTTAATCTGTTGATAATCTGCTGATGTTACTTCTTCAATAGCAAGTAAATCTTCTACCTGTTTTGAACCGTATGCAAAGTATCTGTTGTCATCTTCTACTTCGTTAGCGTCAAGAATCTGCTTTGCAGAACGAATCTTAGTCATGTTTAAACCAGTTGAGCTATGAACTATAATCTGACCAGATGGGACTGTGTTACTAGTTGTACCGTCTTTGCCGCTATAAGCTGTAGCAAAGAAAGCTGTAGCGATAACTTCGTCTTGAGCTCTTGCTAATGCACCTGCGTTGTTTCTAACTATTGCAGAGGTAGGGTCCTTTGCCATTTGGATTTTATCCATCTTGTCAACTAAAGGTGCTTTATAGAAATAGCGAGGAACGATTTTTCTGCGGTCATACTGCGGGTCTTCGTTTGTAACAACCTGATTTCTGGCTGTTTTCTCTAGAGCAGTTGTACTAGCCAACTGGTCTTGAAAAGCAATCTCACCCTGACAATCTCCTTTTATAAAGACTGTTGGTGCTAATGTAACCATTAGTTGCTGTACAAGCAACTTAATATTTCGATCATACTGTCTTACGAGAATTGCATCTACTGCTGCACTCATAGTAACCTCCTTAATGCTCTACCTAAATACTAGCTTTAGGTTACCCTTGCGGACCTGAAAAGCTTTTACACTTTTTTCGGACCTCCTTGGAGGTTACCCGAGAACTGAAATGTCTTGGTAGCGGAGGTTTCCCTTGCCCGCTACCTCGACGATAAACCTATTTTACACCACTCGCCATCTTCATAAGTGTTTCCATTTTTCCAACCCAGAATTTTTGCTCTGGGTGTCCTCTTACAAAGTAAGGGTGTTTAGGGTCTGCGTAAATCTTGTCAATCTCTAATGACGCTGCCTCTGGGCTCATTAACTGCCCTGTCATACCTACATTTGATAATGCTTCTTCACTTAAATTTGCACCTACTTTTGAAAGTAAGTTTATAATATAAGGGTCATTGCCGTACTTAGCAACAACCTTTGCTGCGTCTTCTGGGTTTGCATAAGTGTTAAGCATTTTATTTGCTAATGCAACGCTCTGGTCGTAAGTCGAACCCTTTTCACTTCTGAGCTTAAGCATTGCGTCTGCGTTATCTTTTTCATTTTTCTGTGCTGTCATTTGATTACCTTGTGCAACTGTGCTGGAAAGCTTTTCCATGATGAATTGATATTGAGCTTGAGTAAAATTCTTTCCGTGCATTTCACCTTTAAACTGTTTAACCCATTCTTCATTCATACTTGCGCCTTCTGGTAACTTAAATCCTTCTGCTGTTGCATATTCTTCGGAAGCTTTAGGCATACCTAATTGCTGCATTACCCTTGCCATTTCACCATCTGCATAGTTGCCGTCTTTATCTTTACGAGGCATTGCGATTTTATCATGACCCATATACTTTTCTATGTCAGAATAGTTAGTAACAACATCGCCTGGTGTTTTCCACCCTTTTGCTATTGCTAATGCTTTCTGTTCTTCACTTAACCCTGATTGCCATTCAACTGGCTTATTAGCCAATTCGATATGAGCTTTTGCTAAATCCCCAAAGTTATTATAATTCGCTAATGCGGGATTGCTTAGTGTTTCCTGCGGTATACTGTCAACTAC